TTACCATTTGCTGTAGGTGGTAATTGATTAGGTGTTATAGAATGAATATGATTTGGTAATGTGCCTGGTGGATTTACTAATACAACATCAGCACATACTGCATGATAAGGAGACTTTGGATGGAATGCAATACCGGCTTTCATCAATTCTCCACAATTTTTTAAACGCGCTAGCTCAAAGTCGAGTCTTTTATTGGCAGTCAATTGAGTCATTTGATTGATACTTGCTTGTGCTGCTTCCTTACACTGTTCTTGTGCTTTTTTATCTAAAGGTCTTGACCATGTAGCAGAGAAACCTGCTGATAAATTATATCCATCTTGTTGTCCAGTTCTTGTAGGAACATAGTAGAGTATGCTTCCTGGATTATCAATCTGCCCATTATCATCTGCATCATGAACATCGTACACTGGATCCATATATGTGTGTTCGAAAGGTCTTTTAAAATTTCCTGTTCCTGTAAGGTACGGTGTAAGGTTTAATGTAGCACCCTGACACTGTATACCATTACCATATGTGTTTGTAATATATGGACCTTGTAAAACTTGTATTGCCTGGTTGGTCACTGAGCCCGAAGAATTGGCAATCGGGTTTGCTGTAGCACTGACTCCTCCTACATCTGCTGCCATTGCAACAGTGGGACTCAACAAAGATAGTACAAGTGTACCTACTGTGTAAAGGTTGAGGTTGTGTCGGTGACCGAATTTATGGTGGTGGTGCGCTGGATTATCGTGTGATTTGAGAGCCCTGGCCCCATGTATGTTTCTGTGAATTGGAAGTTTCCAACTCCATTGTTTGTTTGTGTGAATTGTGGTCTGTTCTCTAGATTCAATCCTGTCCATTGTGAAGTCACTCCATCTAATGTAACACTAGTGTTATTGACTGAATTAGCTCCTGTTGGAACTAATGGTCCATCTGCTGATACATTTGTACCAGTTACTGAATATTGCCAGCCAGTATTATAGTCCATAGAATTTATGGTCTCAGTTGTGGTACTGGTGGTCGTAGTATTCGAAGTCATCGATCCCTGAGTAAAATTAGGGACCACGGGCACTGCATATACAGCACCTGAGGTACTAAGCAACAGTAGCGCTGTTAGTATCCTCTTCATTGTTAAAAGGCAGTAATCTCTGAAACAAATTGCGATGTAGCACTTGATCCAGCTAAGTTTGTACCAGTTAAGGTTGTAACATGAGCATTGGTTATTGTACCAGGTGCAGCTGTACCAGTGGATCCACCAGTGTGCACAGTCACAGTACCAAAGTCAGCATAGGTAGAATCTGTTCCTGCAATGTCAGCCTGTGTGAATGACTGTGCAAAGGAGAAAGATCCTGTTCCATTAGTTGTTCCTTGACCTGCTGTGATAGTACCAGGTGTAGCAACACCAGTTGATGCATAAGTTTGAACACCTAAACCACCAGTTACTGCACTGTCACCAGTTCCATGAGTAGTGGTTACATTGTTTCCAGAAATAGAATAGGAAGCACCCATTCTTGTATAATCTGTATGTCCACCATCATTGATGAACTGAAGACTAGTCTGATGTCTAGTGCTTAATCCACCTGCATGAACTGCTGAACCCGCCATCAATAACAATAATATAGGGAAGAATTTCTTCATTGTGATTGTTGATTTGTTGACACTTCGCCTATTTATTAAACTTAACATTCACAATAATTCTAAATATTATTAACTAAATTGTATACTTTTATTACAACACACTTACAGATAGGAAACTTGACAAAGTTGTGATGACTGTTAAAATTAATCATCAGTTACTGCTATGATGCTAGAAACATTAATCAAGGATTTTCCAGTCACTGACTTACCTATAGAAAGGAGTATGACTGAAGAAAGAATTAAGCAATACACCTACACTAAGGCAGAGGTGGATAGGATGATTACCCATGCAGTTGGTGTAGCAGTTGCAGAAGCACAAAGAATTGATGAAGAGTCAATGAAGAAGCATAATAGAGATGCTACTGTTATCTCTATGATCTTAGGTTTCACAGCACTAGCACTATTTGTTGATGGATTATTAAGGATGTTAGGAATCATTCCACCATTCATGCACATTGATATTAATATTTTAGAGAAGATTGCAGATAAGGTAGAAACTGATGTTATAGATAAAGTAAGACAAGTTCCAATTCAAAAACTCTTTAGACAATGAATGATGTTACAATTTTTATATACCTTGTGTTCTTTGTTGCGCTAGCAGCAGCAACCTTTGCATATATGTTTAAGATGATGACATCAACACTGGCAGATTTTGATAAAAGACCAGCAAGAAGGAAGTTATGGGAGTAACTTTTAAAAGTTGTGATTTGGATGACTATGGTAAATTGCAATCACGTATTAATGAGTTAAGAGAAAAACTAGAAGATGAGGATGATGGTGATATAATTGTTAGATCATGAGTGATTTTATTAAAAGACATATAGGTCCTTCAGAGGATCAGCAGACTCAAATGTTAAATGATTTGGGTCTTTCTAGTTTAGATGAACTCATCAGACAAATTGTGCCTGATTCAATATTGCTTCGTGGTGATGATAATTTACCAGAACCTTGTAGTGAACAACAAGCACTTGAAGAACTAAAAGAAATTGCTGAACATAATATTGTTAAAAGAACTCTGATTGGTCAAGGATATTATGGAACAATTGTTCCACCAGTAATACAGAGAAATGTATTTGAGAATCCAGCATGGTATACATCTTACACACCATATCAGGCAGAGATATCACAGGGTAGATTAGAAGCATTATTTAATTATCAAACATTAATAACAGAACTTACTGGACTACCAGTTGCAAATGCATCATTACTAGATGAAGGAACTGCAGCAGCAGAAGCAATGATACTTGCTTATGGTCAATCTGATAGAAAAATGATTTTAGTTGATAGTAAGATATTCCCACAGACATTAGCAGTATTAGAAACAAGAGCAAACCCATTAGGTATTGAAATTAAATTAATAGATTTAGAGGAGACTCCAGATCTAGGTGATATATCATTAGCATTTGGAATGATTATTCAATTACCAAATAATCATGGTAAGTTACGTCATCCTGATGGACTGTTGAGATGTGCTGAAGTATATAAGTGTATGAAGATTGCAATAGTTGATCCATTATGTCAGGTATTAATGCAACCTGTAGGAGAGATGGGATTTGATATTGCAGTTGGAAGTATGCAAAGATTTGGAGTTCCAATGGGTTTTGGTGGTCCTCATGCAGCATTCTTTGCTACAACAGATAAGTATAAGAGAAAGATACCTGGTAGAATAGTAGGACAATCTAAGGACAGTCAAGGTAACAAAGCACTAAGACTAGCACTACAGACAAGAGAGCAGCATATAAGAAGGGATAAGGCAACATCTAACATATGTACAGCACAGGCATTGTTAGCAAACATGTCTGGTTTCTATGCTGCATATCATGGAGCAGAGGGTCTTAAACAGATTGCAAATAGAGTTCTAAGATATAGACAAATGTTATTACTAGCACTGAAATGGTGTGATGTTGAAGTTGATGAATCAGAGGGATTTGATACTGTTAGATTTAAAGGTAAAAAAACTTTAGAAGATTTTAATGTAAGGTATGAAGATGGTTGGACTATTTTATCATTAGATGAATGTACAACTATAGAAGAAATAGCATTGATTGTACATTCTCAGTATCCTAATTTTCCTTTTGAGGTAACTAATATTGTCAAAAAATATGAGTGGATGGGTATTCCTATTAGAAAAAAACCATGGTTAACTCAAGAAGTGTTTAACAAGTATCAAAGTGAAACTAATATGATGAG